TTTATGCGTGAGGCAAGAACAAACGAAAGCACACTCGAACACGCGTCAAAGATTGACGGAGTTACAGTTGTTGAGTCTTGGTTAGTAGAAGATTCCAAGAAAGATAAGAGCGCGTTGTACGGTTTTGACTTGCCTGTTGGCACGTGGATGATTGCTTCTAAAGTAAACAACAAAGACATTTGGGAAAAGGTAAAGAAGCGCGAAGTGCGCGGATATAGCATTGAGGGCTACTTCACAGACAGACTTGTTGAGATGAAGCGCGGGAAGCTTTGCAAGAATTGCCCACAAGACGACCAAATTATAGCAGAACTAAAGTCTTTACTATTGGAAGAGGTTAAACCTGCGGGAGTGCTAAACGGTCAGCCGTTATTTGCACGCTCACAAGACGCGTCATTATGGGGCGAAACTTTCTACAATAGAACCGGCTTTACTGTGGTAAAACTAAACGACGAAACGTTGTACGCGGCCAAGGAAGCATTTGAAAGCTACCCATGGGACGAATGCGTCCGCGATCAGATAAACCGCTACGGCTCAAAAGAAGTAGCAGAGAAGGTTTGCGGTATGATTAGAAGCAAATACGGCTAATAAATAAACAGCCGAAAGTTTGATATATATAACCTTGTAATAATCTAATAAGTAACGATGAACACAATCGAAAAAATCCGAGAGGTATTAGGACTTCCAAAGCAGAAGTTCTATGCCGAAGCACGCCTTGAAGATGGGCGTGTAGTCGTTACCGAAGCTGAGTCAATGGACGTAGGCGTAGAAGTTAGAATCCTTGACGACAGCGGCGAGGCATCACTTCTTGACGCCGGCACGTACACACTTGAGGACGGTACGAAAATTGTTGTTAGCGAAGATTCGCGCCTTGCACAGCTTGGCGACGATGAAGCCGTTGACGTAGAAGTTGAACTTGAAGACGCCGAAGAAGTCGAGGAAGAACTCGAAGACGAGGAAGAAGAAGTAAAGGTGGACATGAACTACGACAAAGTTCGTGACGCTTTAGACCAAGGCTTCCCTGATTTAGGCCAAGACACTATTGACGCTATCGCAACACTTGTTGCAACAATCTACTCAAACGACGAAGAAGTTGAGGTTGAAGTTGAAGCGACTCACACTCCCGACCACGACGAGTACGCAAAAGTTCTTGAAGAGGCTTTCTCTAAAATCGACTCAAGATTAAAAGTATTAGAAGACGCACCTGCGTCAGAGGGCGTTAAGCACTCACCTAACAAGTTTTCGGCTACGCACAAGTCGAAGGATCTAAATAATTTAACAAGTGTAGAACGTGCGCTACATATCATTAACTCTAACAAATAATCAAAATGAGTAATTTGAAAAAATACGATTTCGATATTAACGTAGCGGCTAATACTTATGCCGGCGAGTTAAGTTTACCGTATGTAACGGCGGCTTTACTTGGTGCGGAAACTATCGCAAAAGGGCGTTGTCGTCTAATCGAAGGCGTACAATTTAAGGCTGTAATTAACAACCTATCGACTACGGACACTATCCAAGCGGCTAACTGTGCGTACAACGACGGAGCTGACCTTACTCTTGGCGAGCAAGTTGTAGAACTTAACGACCTTGCAGTTATGGAAACAGTTTGTCGTAAAACAATCTTTCCAACATGGGTTGCGGCTCAAGGAAGTATGCAAAGAAATGGCGACATCCCTGTTGAGTTTACTGACTTCCTTATGGCTTCGATTGCTGAAAGAACAGGAACTAACCTTGAAACTTTAATGTGGCAAGGAGATGCCGGAGCAGTTTGGGGGCTTGGTCTTCTTTCTAACGACGGTGTAATTGACGACGCAGGAATTGACGCGTCAGCAATGAAGGACTTCGCAGAAGCTGACACAGGTGCATTAGGTGCTTGGACAAAAGCTAACATCCTTGGCGTTCTTGATTTAGTATTCGATGCGGCGCAAGCTACACCGGGTATTCTATTAAAGCCGGGTGCAGGATTCTACGTTTCTTACGAAGCTTACGCGTTCTTCTTACAAGCTATCGCGGCACAAAGCACAAACCAAGGCTACAACCAAGACATTGGTGGAGCGACTTACCTTGGATACCCTGTTTATCCAACACCGGGAATTCCTAACACGACTGACGTTTGTGTCTTTACTTACCCTGACAACATCGTTGTAGGAACAAACAACTACACATCTGATACATCAGCACAGCTAATTCCGGCTTACGCTTACGACGGATCGGACAACGTAAAAGTTGCGATGCGTTTTGGATGCGGTGTTAACGTAGCAGTACCGGCTGACGGCGTTGTAGGATTCAATTTTGCTTAATCACTAAATAAAATAACATGGCTTGCAATATTACAGCAGCGAGGGGCATTGATTGTCGCGACGCAATCGGCGGATTAAAGGCCATCTATTTTTGTAGTTCTTATTGTTCGGATATACTTAAAGAAGCAACGGTAACAGGAAACTCTTACACTATCACAACAGCAGGTTTCGCTAACTGGGATATTGTAGACACAACTGTAACAGTCTTTAAGTACAACTTGGTTTCTGACTTGTCTAACTTTACAACTGCTATTGAAGCGGATAAAGCGACTGGTTCGGTTATGTACAACCAATCTCTGAACGTAGTTCTTCATAAAGTGGTGGCGGCTGATTTATTTCAGCTTGGATTAATCGCAAAGAATCGCGCTCAAATCTTCGTACAAGATAGCAACGACAACGTGTTCCTTATGGGAATTACTGACGGTTGTTACTTAACGGGAGGCGACACGATTGCAACGGGTACAAATCGTTCAGACATGAGTGGTTTAACTTTGAACTTCACAGCGAAGGAACAAGATCCGTTGTATATACTACCGGCATCGGCTGGAGTAGCTACGGCTAAATATCCGTTTGACGGATTGGATGACGAAGCAAACCTAACAATCACGGCGGTATAGACTACCGTTGAATAGATAGATGAAAAGGGAGGGTGGCAATACGCCGTCCTCCCTTTTTAATTAAACAAATACCGCGTCTTTATATATTGAATTGAAATGCAACAAATACGCAACGCTAACAACACAACAAACACTGACGTAGTAAACAAATTCTACGTAACCGCTAACCAAACGCAAAGTATTGCACAAGCGTCTGTTAAGTATTTAGTTGAGTTAACGTCGCAAGGTTCGCAAAATTCTTTGTACTTTATACCGACTTCGGTTGACACAACCAAAACACCGAGGTTTATTGCGTTGACATTTACAGTAATAGACAAAGACGAAACGGCATCACCAACAACGGGACGCATAAAGTTTTATGACGCTACCGGAAAACTTGATACCTATCCGATGGGCTTTTATCATTACAAGATATATGAGCAGACGAGTAGTTCTAACCTCGATCCGGCTAACGCAACGGAATTAGAAGAAGGCATTGCGTATGTAAGAGATTATGACGGCAATATGGAAGAGATAACGCCGGACTTCAAAGAATACAACCCTACGGTTAATCAATACGTTTACCCATGATGAACAAACACGACCTAAGTGTTATAAGCTACACCGATTCAGAGATTCCGGTGTTTGATGAAAAGCAAGGACAGAAGTACGTTAACTACGGACACGACGACTTGTACGGCGAATACTTACGCGACTTATTTTTAGCAAGTTCAACAAACGGCGCAATCATTAACGGCGTTGCAGATATGATTTACGGCGGAGGGTTAGACGCAACGGATCGTGAAGAGAACGACGGGAAGCGTGAGCAATGGTTGAGGCTTCAAGACTTACTACGCAAAAGCGACTCACACCTTGTTCAAATGGTGTGCTTCGATATTAAGCTTTATGGCATGGCGTACTTGAATGTTATTTGGAACAAATCGCGTACTCGTATCGCTTGCATTAAGCACCTACCGGTTCACACTATGCGAAGCGGAGTAGCTGACGGCGACGGTAAGGTGTTTGAATACTATTACAAACCGGACTGGAGAGAAAAGAGGTCGAAGGAAAAGACTATCCCGGCCTTTGATTTAGAGAACAGAACATCGGCGTCAACGTGTTTCCAAATAAAAAGGTACACGCCTTCTTATCATTACTACGCATTACCTGACTACGCGGGAGCTACTAACTACATCGAATTAGACCGCGAGGTTTCGGAGTTTCATTTGAACAATATCAGACGCGGCTTTTTCCCGTCTATGCTTTTATCGTTTAAGAACGGCGTACCGACACAAGAAGAGCGTCGACAAATAGAGCAGAAGGTTATTCAAAAGTTCACAGGCGCAGACAACGCAGGACGTATTCTTATTACGTTTAACGATGGCGACGAAACCGCACCTGAGTTCACACCTATAAACACAAACGGCGCGGACGGAATGTACGAGTATCTCTCTAAGCTTGTAAGCGAAAAAATACTGACCGGACATAGGGTAACGAGTCCGCTTCTATTTGGTGTGCGTTCCGAAGGTGGAGGCTTTGGAAATAACGCCGACGAGTTGCGCGACTCTTATTCTTTATTTAACAACACGGTAGTAGGGCCACTTCAAGACATCGTTTTGGAAGCAATGGGTTTGTTGTTTGGCATCAACGACATAGAGTTAGACTTGTTCTTTATACCAGCAAAGCCGGCTGACTTCTTAGACCTTGACGTTATCAATACACTTGACGAAGGTGAACAACAAAAGGAAGGTGTAGAAATTGACGAAGAGTTCGAGGTTGTAGAAGATCCAAACGAAGAAGTCGTAGTAGAAGAAGAACCTATGCCGGATATTACAGTCGATAAAGAAGCGTCTTATAATGGAGCGCAAATATCGTCTGCCTTAGATATTATAGTTAAGGTAGGCGAAGGATTGCTTACGCCGGAGCAAGCAATTGTATTCCTTGTGCAGATGCTACAATTCGATCCAACTGTTGTTCCCTCTTCTTCC